GCAACAGAAGGAACGAGCTCTCAAAAGCTTGGTATGATTGGCAATCTTACTTCTTTGATTGGTTTTACGACTCCTTTTGGTATTCAACAGCCTGAATCTGTTGATTTATTTCAGCTCATATCTCGAGAGCAAGCTCTTGAGAATCGTATCAAAGAGCTGAGAAGGATTCAAAGAGGAGGCAAAGAGCAAACAATTGAGAAGTCTTTTGAAACACAACCAACACAACCAGTAAAAGAAAGATTGAAAAATGTTGATTTATGATATATAAACAATCAAACCATTTTTGAAGAAGAAGGAGATTAAAATGGCAAAAGCAGGAAATTTTTATCATTCTAGTATTGTTACTCAGGATGTGACTCTTATTGGTAATACGTTTAATAAAGCAAAGTTTCATTTACACAATATGTTTGATGATGAGGCGATTGATACTGCTGGAACGTTTTTAAATAAAGTTGAAGGGGTTTATATTCGTGTTGAGGATATATCTGGAGGCTCAGCAACTCCAACAATCACTTTACGAGTATGTTGTGATTCAAATGGTGATTATACGTTTTTTCCCGATACAGCTGGTGAGCTCGCTCTCGGTTTGACGACTACTGATTCCGGTGTTGCTGCTTTTGAGTTTAAGTTGCCCGTAAAACAGTTTTTTAATTCCGATGAGTTTTACATTTTTATCAAGATTGATCAAGGTACTTGTACGCTTGCTAACTCTTGTATCGTTTGGAGTGAATAATGCCGGTAGCCTCTCCTTTCTCGAGTGGAGGAGCTGAGACGGTTGATTTAACTATTAAAGATATATCTGACCAGGTTGACGGCTCGACTGTAAATTTTACGGTTGATCCGGCGTATAAATCTGATACTCTGCAAGTGTATCACAATGGATTATTACAACTACCAGAAGATATAACTCAGACCTCAAGTACAATTTTTCAGACTAGTTTTACCCCTAACAATGATGATAATTTAATGATCATCTATATTGAAAATTAAACAAGGAGAATTGTCAACATGGCTATTCAAATCTCAACCGAGCAGCTGAAAACGGCTGCCGTTACCTCCGCAAAAATTGATTTAACTGGTACCTTCGATTATTCGTCTGGAACGCTTCGAGCTGGTACTCCTTCTGCTACTTCTGACGTTGCTACAAAACAGTACGTTGACAATATTGCAGCTGGTCTGCACTTCAAAGAAAGTGTTAAGGCTGCTACAACTGCAAATATAACGCTCAACGATACGCAAACTATTGACGGAATTGCTTTGTCTGCTGGCGACCGTGTGCTCGTTAAGGATCAGTCAACAAGCTCTCAAAATGGCGTTTATATCGTCGCTGCTGGTGCTGATTGGACTCGCTCGAGTGATATGGATTCTGGCTCTGAGTTTCCTGGTGCTGCTCTCTTCGTTCGTGAGGGTACTGTTAATGGCGATGTCGGTTTTGTTTGTACGAATGATTCTGTAACGTTGGGAACAACAGCGATTACCTTTACTGAGTTCTCAGGAGCCGCTTCTATCGTTGCTGGAGATGGGCTTACAAAAACATCAAATACTTTGTCTGTTAATGTTGACGATAGCTCTCTTCAAATTTCTTCTGATTCTCTTCAGGTTAAAGCTCTTGGTATTACGAACGCTATGTTGGCTGGTTCTATTTCAAATGCAAAGCTCCTCAACTCAACAATCTCAGGAGTAGCTCTTGGTAGCAATCTCAGCTCTCTGAGTGTTGTTTCTGGCTCTGCTCTTGCTATGACCAGTTACAACGGTTCAGCTTCTCGCTCTGATTTGGCTGTTCAAGTTGATGATAGCTCTATTGAGATTTCTGGTAATGCTCTCCAAGTAAAAGCATCAGGAGTAACAAATTCGATGCTTGCTGGTTCGATTACAGCTGAGAAATTAAATAAAGGGCTTGGGCTTACTGATAATGCTGGCAATCTTGAGCTTGCTTCTGGAGTCGCTGGTAATGGTTTGAGCATCTCTTCTCAGGTTATTTCTGTCAATGTTGACGATAGCTCTATTGAGATTGCAACTGACGCTCTCCAGGTTAAAGCTCTTGGTATTACTAACGCTATGTTGGCTGGTTCTATCTCAAATGCAAAGTTGGCAAATAGAACAATCTCAGGAGTTGCTCTTGGTAGCGATCTTAACTCTCTGAGTGCTGGTAATGGTCTCTCAATGACCAGTTACAACGGTTCAGCTGCTGTATCTGATTTAACGATTCAAACTGACGGCTCAACTTTGAGCGTTTCTGGTTCTGGTATTAAAGTTGCTGACGGTGGAATCTCTGCAAATCAACTTTCTCAAACTGGCGGTTCTGAGGCTGTTATTACTCAGGCGATTCGTAATAATGCGATTGTTACTGACAAGATTAATGATTCAGCCGTTACCTCTGCAAAAGTAGCCTTCCTTCCTAACTATGAGAGTTATTCTGGTGATGGTTCTGCGACGTCTTTCGATTTGAGCTCTGCAATCGATTCGAATTTTGCTGGTGGTGTTGTTGCGTATCGTAATGGTTTGGCTATGCAGCTAGTTGCTTCTTCTCCGTCTGGTCAAGATCAATATACAATCTCTGAGACTGGCGGTGCTGGTGGAGTTGGTCAGGTGATTTTCGGTACTGCTCCTAACAATGGAGATACCATTTCTGTTCTTTACTGGAGTTAATTTTTCCCTCTATTGAGCAAGAGATTATCCTCACATCTGATCTCTTGCTCTCTCATTTTATGAGGATTTTATGATCGAAGAGCCTATATCAAATTTGATTATGTCTGGAGGTGCAAATGCAGCTTTTGCGCTTTTCCTCCTCTGGCAATATAAAGACCAGCAAAAGAGAGCTGACGAAAGGGAAGCTAAAAACGAGGCAAATATAAAGGAGTTGCGTGGTCGTTACGATGACGTGATTCGAGGCTATCAAGATAAAGAAGAGAAGATACGGCAAAGTTTAGAGAAGGATCTTACTGATGTTGAGAGAAGGCTTTCTCTTCTTGAGCAGAAAGTTGATCATATTGTTGAGCTTTGTGCTGAGATTAAACAAAAGTTTTTAAGGGTTGGATGATATGTTTGATAAGAGCCAAGTAAAAGCGTTAGGAGCTGTAACAATGAAAAATATTAAAACAGAAATATCAGTATTGAGAGTAATAAAACTACTAGCAAAAGCGATTAAGTTTGGTCGTGATGGATTCAGCAAGGAAGAGCTGAGAGAGCTTGGTGCTGATTTATTGCAATTAGGAATAGAAATATTGGAAGATTTAGACGAAAAATGATAAGAGAGAATGAGCTGAAAGGGTGTACTTGCTTTCAGCTCATTCTCATTGTTTTTTTTTGTGTTTAGAGAAGCTCTTTGAGCTGTCTTATTTTGCTCATTGTTTTGAGTCTCAATATAAATCTCCATGAAGGAGGCGACATGTTGAGAAGGATCTTGTAACAATCTTCGCAATCTGAGAGAGCTGAATGAGCTTTTCGTCTTTTCCATCCAAGGAATTTGCATATCTCCTCGAGTTTCATTGATTGGAGTCCGTAAGGGGCTAGGATGGTACGAGCTATATCCATTGTATCAAGATAGGGATAGGGTATAGGCAAGAGCTGAGATTGTTTATGGGCGAGTGCTTGAATAAACTTTTTATCAAAGCTAAAGTTGTGACCTACGGTGATAGCATCTTGATGCCTGTAAAGAAAGTTTTGTATGCGATATACAGCTTGTTCCTGGAGCATAGCTTGTCTCCAGGTTCTTTCATTGTAACCGTTGATTATCAGAGCATCAGGATCAGCGTTTTCAAGATGCTGAGGTTTGATTTTGATTTCTATGGTTTCGACGATTGATTGATTTATAACTACGATAGCCCCAAAAGAGAGAAGCTCATGTACTGCTGGATTGAGTCCGGAAGTTTCAGTGTCTATGATTAAGTATTTCATTGTATCTCCAAAAGTAAGCAGATTGCGCAACCGATATAAATGGCGGCTCTCAATGTAAAATAAAGAGCAAGACCAGCAATACAGGACAAAAATATATCTTTATTGATTTTCATAACTACTCCAGAATCATTATTGCAAAGGACATGTCAACCAGTACGTTCTCAAGTCTGGTGTTGGTTTCAAGGCTGAGGAAATAGGCGATTCCGTTCCATTGTAATACGTTAGGTGTTGTTTCTCCTTTAAGCCAACGATGAACAGTTGATCGGTTTACTCCTAGGCTTCTTGCAAGTGTTTCGATTGAGATTTCATTCTTTTTCAGCTCATTTTTGAGCCATGTACCAAAAGCTTTCATTATTTCTCCATGTATTTTGTAAAGGTTTGAATTTGTTTTCCGTTTTTTCTTTGTTCGTCGATTCTTTTACAGTGCTCAGCATATCCAACAGGATCTTTTTCTTCCCATGTAAAACCGTTTTTGCCTTGGTAGGTGTAAAGATATGCGTGCAATTTGATTCTTGAATCTGCTTTGAGTTTCTCCAGTCGTTCAAGATACGTCATTAAGCCCTTATGCACCTCAAGAGCATCTTTGCATGTGCAGCTGGCGACTCGTTCCGATGATACTGATTTATTGTTTTGATCTATTCTGTAGTATCTTGCAACGGTTATTCTGACTCCTTCGTGATAGCGGCAATCGTCGCACCAGTTACGAGATTTATGAATCTTCTCGGCTTGGATGCCTCCGAGACGTTTTGCAGCTTCAAGCACGTCTCCGATCTTTGGAGTACCGTAACCAGAAGGAGAGAACATTATTTCGTCAACTGCATCAAGTACGATTTTGTCTTTGCAGTTTTCAAGAGCTCGCTCCCAAATTGGAAGAGTACGATCTATCCAAGCGTCGTTTTTATTGTAGTTGGCGGCAAACATTGTAATTGCCTTTTTGATGATTGATGCATGTGCCATGCTATTCTCCTATGTAGTTTCCTTGCTCGTCGAACATGCTATCGTCAAAAGAGCAAGAAGTATCTTTTTTTGTGTTGTTATTATTTGGAGCAGTATTGAGACTGCTATCTTGTGTTAAAGCGTAATTTGAGCCTATTTTGGAGCGGGAAATAACAACGGCTGGTCTTATCATTGTGTTATCTCGTAAATACTTGGCTCGATAGTGATCAGAAGTGAATAACCATTCAAATACAGCAAGAGCTTTATCTGCATTACCATCGTAAATAGCTGAGGAGGCTGCTGAGAGGTCTCTGGCGGTTAATGTGTTGGTTGAGTATCCTGCCTGCTTGTGAAGGATTACCCAACATTCTAGCAGCTGCTGTACTTCTTCTGATTGCTGCACATGCAACCAAAGCTTATCATCTGTTGTCTGCTCGATTTCAAATCTGGTATCATCAAGCTCTAAAACTTTGCCGTTCTCTTTTTTAGAATTTAAATTATCATGTATACCAACACCACTAGTAATACTAGAAATTAAATTACTAGTATACATGTTATTATAATTAATTCTTAATTTGCAAGAGTTATGCCATTCTATTTCTAGTGTTGGTTGTGTTGCATCTGCAGCAAGATTATTTTGAATAAAAGTATACGTTTCGAGTATGCTCCAGCCCCATTCAGAAGCATACTGCTCAACAGTAAAAGAACCATCACTCATAGCGTAATGATATACAGCTGTAACAATGTTGTAAGGTCTCGCTCCGAGTACGAGACCAGCTGGTAGACTGAGCTTGATCATTATTTGCCTCCTTTTGCCATGTATATACCAACAGAGCAAGCGGTAAAGATGATGTGTTTACAAGGTTTTTTGAGATTGTACTCGTCGCGCTTACTGGTTTGAAATGCCATACAGCTGCAATGGAAATGATTGTCACTGATAGTAATGCAATACTCACTACCCTCGAAAGTAGGCTTGCTTCGTCTAGCTCGAGCAACGATAGTACCTTGGTTGTTGTTGATAGCAATCATTTGATTACGAACCTCTTCCATTTTTACAGCTGCTTTTTGTCTGTAAGCATCATCAGCACAATCAGTATTAAAAATGTTGATAATGTGTTCTAGTACAGGTGTTAAGTTTTCCATTTTTCCCTCCTTGGATACTTATATTATATCGCATTATTGCAATATATACAAGTATTTTTACTAACTTTTATAAAAAAACTTGTAAATAAATTAAGAAAGGATTATCTTTTACTGCAATTCTATTCTATCCTGGAGGAAAAATGAATTTTGGTATGTGGTTAGAGAATCATCTCGAAAAAAATAGGTTAACTAAAACTTGGCTTGCTGCTCAAGCTGGTATCTCTCATTCTGTTATCAACTACTACAAAAGAGATACTTGCCCTTCTCTCAAGACTGCTCATCGTATCATCTCAGTTATCTGCTCTGAGACTCAAGATGCTCCTGAAAAGCTCTGGATTGAGGTTTTTATGATGTTGGAGGAGAGATGATTTTACCGCAAAAGCGTTATCGAGCTGGCTGGCAATATGTTAGAGATACGTTAGCAAATTATAATAAAGACGTTGCTTGGTTTACTAAACGAGTTGGTATTGATACCGGTTTGTTTTATTACTATTGTAAGGATAAACATGAGCCAAAAGTATCAAATTTAGTTTTTATCTGTAGAGTTCTTTCTGAGTTGAATAAAAAACCCTGGGAAGAGAACGCTCGTATCATTGTTGAGAATGATTATAAAAGAGGTGACAAGTTGTGAGCTCAATGTTACATGTGTGATATGGTAGTTTGAGCCAACACCGTAGAGCTGTTTTTTATTAAGCAGCTCTTTTTTTATGTTACAGTGTTGTTACTGATGTTACAAGAGGAGTGAGGAGTAATGTTATCAAAGAAACAAGAGAAGGCTCTCAAGATGCTTGCTCGAGGTAGCAAAATTACTGAGGTTGCCGAGCTGGTTGGAGTTACAAGAGTTACGTTGCATCGTTGGCTAAAAGCTGAAGATTTCAAAGCAGCTCTCCAGGAAAGAAAAGCTCAGAATCAAACTCTCAGAATAGCAACAGCACAACCAACACCAGAAACATTAGTTCAAACTCTCATCGGAGATGCTCATGCGTGTTTGAGTCAAGTCCTTACCAGTGGAGAGAATGAGAGAGCTCGAGTTGAGGCGGCAAAATACGTTCTTGAGAGATATGAGCAGATAACAGAGGAGAGCAGCTCTCTGAGTCTCCAGGATTGGCTCGCTGGTAATGCCTGATTTTAATGCTCTTGATTTCCTCTCAAAGCATCTCAATGAGTTTATTGAGAAGCTTACGATTATTACAAAAGGAGGAAAGAAGGCTTTTCTGAACCTCAATGAAGAGCAAGAGGAGATTATTGCTCAGCTCAATACTGGCAAGAGCGTTATCATCCTCAAGCCTCGTCAAGTTGGTGCCTCAACTGGTATCTCAGCTTGGCTATTCGCAAAAGCTTTTACGTCCGTCCATCCGATTACAATCGTTGTCCTTACTCACAAGAGCGACGCTACGAAACAAATAATGAGGATGCATCATACCTATTATAATTCTCTTCCTGGAGAAGTACAGGCTCTCAACAAGCTGCAAATCAACAATCAGCTTGAGCTCAAGTTTGAGACTGGTGCTCGTATCCTTGGAATGAGTGCCCGTGCTGATGGTACTACTCGCTCCTTTACGGCTGAGATGGTGCACATATCTGAGTTTGCTTTTGCGAAGGAACCTGAGGAGCTGCTTGCTGCGGCTACTTCTGCGGTGAATGATGGTACTTTGATTTACGAATCAACAGCCAACTTTCCAGGGGATGCTCTTGATAATGAGATTGGTAAGTATCTCAATAAAGAACATTCTCCTCACGATTGGAGTTTTCTCTTCTTTGCTTGGTATAAACATTCCTCATATCAAAAAACAACTCCTGGAGACTGGAAAACAACGATAGAAGAGCAGGAGCTGAAGAGAAGATTTGAGCTCACTGATGAGCAATTATGTTGGAGGCGTGCAAAAATCGCGCAAACCAACAAATCAAAATTTGTGCGAGAATACCCGGCTACGGTTGAGGAGGCTTATCAAACAACCGGCTCAACTCTCCTCGAGTATGCTGATTTTCAAGAGCTCACGATTGTGCAAACGTATGACGGTCAACAGTGGGTTACGTATGCTGAGCCTCAAGATGATGACGAGTATGCTCTTGGTGCTGATTCTGCTGCTGGTGTTGGTCGTGATAAATCTGCTTTTGTGATTATGAGCAAAAAAACTAACCAGGTTGTCCTCCAGTTTCGAAGCAACACGATAAAACCTGAAGATTTTGCTGAGTATATTCTCAATGCTGCAATCAGATATAATAAGGCTGTTGTGCTTGTCGAGGCTATGACTCAAGGTTTAGTCGTTCTCAATGAGCTGCGTCATGCTGGATATGCTCATATCTGGAAGGATGAGAAAGGACGTGATTTTGCTACAAATGCAGGTAATAAGATTATGATTTTTGAGGATTTAGCCAAAGATATACGCTCAAAGAGAATCAACGTGCTCGACTCTGAGACGGTCTCTGATTTACGAGCTATCATCATAGATGAAAACGGATTGGTTAAGTTTGGTCACAATGGTAAATCTCATTGTGATAATGCGATGGCTTTAGCTATTGCAAATTTGGCTCTCAAAAAGGTAAGATTGAAAACAGATAGTTTTTTACCTGGATGGTTGAAAACAAGAAGAAGCAAGAGTATAAAGCAACA